AACAGCACCACATTGTTTAGTGTTGTGTATCATCAACACAACTTCATGTGTATTGCATATAGGATTAGTAACTATGTTTTGAAAATTAGTTCCGTTCCCAGAACACATTACTCCAAGTCGCATTTCTGTTTATACTCCTCGATAAGACGATGTACTTGTTTCTTATCTAGTCCACAAAGGTATTCACTGTTACATAATGATTGGTATATGCACATATCATCACTTATAGGTGCTCTCTGTCTCCATCCATGCTCATCTATTATTGTTTTAGCACCAGCAAATCCCCAATCCTCTTCACCACCTGCTTCAACTATACTCATTCTTGTATCTCATCCAATCTTAATGGTTGAGTCTGAGTAGGAACCCATTGATTATTTTCCCACTTGTATCCTGTTCTCCCAAGATACTCTACTTCTTGCTCCCATTCAATAAGAGCTTCTTTAACAATTCCTTTAATCCACTTTCTAATCATTGGTAATAAGAGGGGTTATAATTTTCTTTTGGTTTTGGTTTATATTCTGGTTCTTCTTCACCAACATAATACTTATACTTATCAACATCAAAATAAGAAGTGTAATTAAATTTACCTTCTCTCTCATCTAATACTTCGTTAATAAGTATTTTTAACTCCTTCACCATTTGAGGAGTATGACATCTTCTTGGTGTAATCTCCCAAGGTTTATGTGGTTGTATTTTTATTTCTCCTTTATGATTAGGATCAACAGGCATACTCATACCCTGTGTATCTATTTTACTCATATTGGATTACCATCCTTATCAAGCAAGCCCATCTTCTTAACTTGACCTAAGTTAGACTTTTGACTTTTTTTAATTCTCTTATACTCTTTAATCAACCTATCTACTTCATTCTTTGAAACATTTACTTTCAACTCCTTACCTTCATCATGTGGAACAGAACCACCAAAACCCTTTGAGTCTTTATCATGTTCCTTTTCTTCAAGATAATCATTGATTCCATTTTGGATCTCACCTTCTATGATATCAGTGATTTGTTGTCTAATAAGTTCGTCACTCATAGCTTTCTTTTGCGTTTCTTTTGAGGTGCTTGATATCCCCACGTAGTAGGGTTAATAGTTCCCATTCCATATTCAAATCTTTGAAGAGATCCTTTACCAAATTTATCATAATATAAATCAAAAATCTTAGTCTGTGGGCCACGTACAAGATCATGATGAACTTTATCTTCAACCTTATAAGTTATTATCATAGTATCAGTTGGAAGTTTCTTTTCAACCAACTGTTTACCTTTAGCATCTTCTACTAACAACTGACACCCATAACTACTGATTAATTTTTTATCTTCAGTAGACCAAATAGATTTCTTTGGTTTCTCTGGTTTCTGTGGTTTCTCTGCTAGTTTCTTTTCCGTTTCTACCTTTTCTGTCATGAGCGATCACCCCATACAATATCTGGATAAGCATCTGCTATTAATGCTTGTGTTAGTTTATATTTTTCAGTTAAATTCTTATCTTTAACTAAACAAATAATCTTTGCCTCTTCTGGATGAAGACCTTCAAGCATTTGAATAAACATCGTCTCTCTACGAAGATTACTCAGTGAATCATTACCACCCTTAATAAAATGAAAGAGATTCTTCCACTCTCTACGAAGAGATGTATGATCTGTTCCTATTGGAACTTCGTTTTCTTTATAAGGAACAACTCCTTCAGGAACTGCAGAGATAACACTACTATCAAAGTTCCAAATTAAAATTGCAGTTAGAGAATCATCTCTATACTCTTTAAGGATTGCTACCTTTTTAGCCTTTGTCTTTTGTTCTTCCACAAGATCAAGAATCTCATGAATAAATGGATTGGGTGGAAGTTTAACTCTTGTTTTTGGAGTTGTTGTTCTAACTGAAGAAGTTCCCGCTTTGGTTCTAGTCTTCCTCGCTGTCGTCTTCGCTGGTGTCATGTGTTTCAATTCTTAGGGCTAAAATTTCATCTGCTACTACGTTACCATTCTCATCAAACATTTCGGGATGAGTATACACTACTTGTGGTGTGGTTTCGTATGAATGTTGTCTTGCCATCCATCCTATCATACCTCCTACTAATAATGCAAGAAATGACACAACTGTTGTAAGTGTCAATGTTACTATGGTCTGTTCCATAATACTCCTCCAGAAATTGTTATGTTTTACGAATATCCAGGTAGAAATCAAAATGAAAAACAATTTCTCTGTTCCATAGAGAAATTAACTTACCAAATTTTACCTGAAAAGTTTTTGGTTTTGGTTTAATTCTCCTCCTATTTCTAAGTAGTAGCTCAACGCCTTTATTAATTTCGACGTTGGAGTTATTTAGAATGCTTTCTTTTTCTTCCTCTTTTTCTGTCATCACTATACCTCAATGCATCTTCTAATATACAAGCAAGATAATCTCTTATCTTTCTTGCTTGAGGTTTTGGTATATGATGATACGCTTCCCTCAATTGTTTATGTTCGTTATCTACACCTCCTTTAATATACTCTCCAATCTCTACAATAAGGGATCCAATCTCATTAGCAGTAGAACTATTTAAAAATTGATCTACTTCTGTCTTTTTAACATCCCTTACTTGAAGATAGTCATACAATCTTAGCACAAACTTTCCCTCAAAGGCAAGTTCTATTGCCTTTTCAACATCAAAGTAGACTTCTTCAAAATTCTTTGACATTACACCAACGCTTCCTCCTTCAAATAGTTAACTGTCTCACTACATCCACCAAGTTTCTTACCATTCACTACGACTTGAGGAAATGTAGAACCTTCCCCAAACTCACCATAGAAACTTTTCTTATCAAAGTTCTTATCTAATTTATAAATTACAAAATTTAGACCAGATAATTGTAATACCTGTTCTACTTTATCACAATAAGGACAACCTTCTTTAGAATACACTGCAAAGTTTCTGTTTTCCATAACTCGTTCTTCGGGTTCTAAGTTTCCATGCATTGTTAGTTAGTCTCCTTCAAATCTCTATGTGTCTGCTCATAATCGTTTTGGAATAATTCCAATCCCCTATCGGTGAGTATATGCTTGTACATGCCATCAAATACCTTTGGAGGTATCGTGCATATATCAGCACCATATTCAAACGCTCTACCGACTGGCCTGACCTCTCTGATGGATGCTGCTAGAACTTCAGTTCTTACAAAATGTTCTTTAAATACTTTAACAATATCTTTAACCAAACACAATCCACCAAACGAGTTATCATCTACCCTACCAACAAATGGTGATACATACTTTGCTCCTGCTTTTGCAGCAAGAATTGCTTGTGATTGTGAGAAGATAAGAGTTACATTTACTTTAATACCATCTCTAGATAAAAGAGCACAAGCAGAAAGACCATCTGGAGTGCAAGGAACTTTGATAGTGGCTTGATTACCAAACTTCTCAGCAAGTCTACGACCTTCAGCAACCATCTCTTCATCAGTACCTACAACTTCCATACTAATATCAGGTATACCAAGATCAACTAATTTCTGATAAACAACTTCAGGATCTTGACCATTTTTGAATATTAAAGATGGATTTGTAGTTACACCATCAATTAAACCAGTCTTCCAACCCCTTTCAATTGCTTCTGTATCAGCAGTATCAAGAAAAATTTTCATTTACCTTCCCTCTCTAGATTTGTTTCTAATAGTAATATGATTACCTTCGATAGCAAAATCTAAGTAATCTGTATGATCCCAACCTAGTTCTTCATAGAGACAGTTAAGTTTATCCATGTCATCCCACAAATCAGTAGGAGTAGGTTCACCCCAGAATGGATTGTCTTCCATAGACCTCCGTTAAATCTATACTTAAGTTAGTTATAAAAATATATTAACACACTTTTACCAATCTGGGTATACCCACGTACCAACATCCCCTTTTCTACCTTCAACGATCCTTTTTATGGTGCATTCCTTACATTCATAAGAATATGAAGAAGAAAGTTTTACATTTTTACGAACACGATAATAAGATTGTAAAAGATTTTTTCTCTCCTTACAAACTCTACATACTCTTTCCTCCAATAAAAGATGAGCAAGTTGTAACTGTTCGTCTAATTCCATGCATTAAAAAAGACCCTAAAGTAATTTAGGGTCTTTTGATTTTATTCAGTTATGAATTAACCAACAGAAGGAGCAACAAGTGCAACTTCAGATGTCTCAGCAGATGCTAAGTCAAGTGGGAAGTTGTGTGCATTTCTTTCATGCATAACTTCCATACC